ATTTCCTTGTCAGGTACTCTCAATCTCTGCTCGTACTTACGATCCCGCCAGACCGCTTTCTGCGCTTCATGGAACCCGCCCTTGCTTGACGACTCGGACTTGCGATTCCTTCCTTCCTACCAATATGCCTCGCATAGTTGGGCTGCACCTGTGCGTCAAGTGCTGGACTCAGCGTTCGCCACTGTCCACCCCGCTCAACATACCCCGCGCCGTTGTTACCGACGTTCGTTGTAGTCTCGGATTGCATGGGTTACCCGTGAGGGCGGTGGGTGTCGAGCCACCTTTCTGCAACCTTGCGGTTGCTTATCAGCCATGCCTGTTTTGAAGTTTTCAAGATACATAGTGTATCAGATCTATCTAGCCATTGTCAAGGGCTGTCTTTCCAGTTCTAAGTCGGTTGTGCTTTAGGGCATCAACACGATCTGGTAGAACTTTATGGCAGATCGTGCAAAACACGAAACGTTCTAGTTCGTGTCCGCGAATCAAACCTGCGTCACCGTTCGGTGCGCTGTTCGGTCCTGGCATTCTTTTTATTTTGCTTTTGTCTAGACCAGGTTGGGGTTTGTGAATGACAATTTGGACATAATAGTCGCAAATTACTCAAATCGTTGTTTCTTCTATCCCCGTCTATATGGTCAACTTGTAACACCAATGGTTTTCCACACCACTCAGATAGACCACAATGCAGACATATGCTATCAACTAGTTTTAAAAAGTCTCTTCTAGTTGTTGTTGTAAAGTTTGTGCCTTTTCTGAGACCCCCGCCGGGGCCCCTTTGCCTGCCACCACCCCTAAAGTGAGAAAAATCTAACCCTAAAAGCAGTGCCCTATCCTTGACCCTTTTTACTGTTTTGCTACCAGGGTGCAAGCCTAGAGTTTCTACAGTTTTTTTAAAAGTATTTGATTCTGCTATGGCAGCAACCAAATCATCATCTGTCCATGAACGTTCTCTTGGCATGGTTAGATTATATGGGTCGGTGTTTTAAAAAGCAAACTTTTATCACCTCCTAAACATCGTTAGGAAGTGCTTATGTCTTAGTCATTATTCTCCTATTTAAGTGGTAGCAGTCGTCCGATTCGAACGGCGTCTCGACCTTATGAGGGTCGCGTGGTACCTCTCCACTACGACTGCGAGTAGGGGCCGTGGGACTCGAACCCACAACTCGCGGGGTAAAAGCCCGCTGCTCTATCCAATTGAACTAGACCCCCATTTCACCACGTTTTGCACACACCCGGCGAGCGGTGTCTAGATCGGTCAACTTCCCGAGTGCTATCTAGTTGTACTACTATAGCACCACTCTCTGTGCCTTGTCAACCCACTCTCTGTTCCTGTGTTTGCGCCACTTTTTGCAGTTGGTCTTAGCGGAACAGATCTTTACACCAGGAACCTCTACATATCGATCATACTCTGCGCGTATTCCTCGACATACAAGATCATATAGTGGCTTGAGCGAAACGTTAGTGCGACCGCACAGAGCACAAACCTTACTGTCGGGCATTACGTATTACCAATCAGTTTCTTATATTGAGCCGGGGTCAACTTAACGACCACGAAGTTTTCTTCATTTGTGTTGTACGAGTAGGCAGCGCGCTCAGCGGCAACCTTCGCATCCCACTTTTTCTTCAAAGGCTTGTACTTTTCCATCGCGGCATTGTAAGCCTCGCGCTCTGCGTCCCACTCTGCCTGCCGCTTTTCCAGCGACTTCTGAGTTTCGAGGTATTGGGCACGGAGCCAAACATTACCATAATATGACTGAAACTTTGGCTCGGACCTTATATCATGAGACTGCTTGAACTTTTCAACCTCGCTAGCAACCTGCGCCGGGGTCTTCCCTGTCAGAGTAAAGTCGTGAGTTTCCTGCCTGCGCTTATTCGGCCTACTCTTCGAGGCAGTCCAGTTAGGACGCTTAGGCTCATTGCCATAGCCGTGCTGATAATACCAAAACTTAGCCATTACTGCTCCACTAGTTTGTAGCGACGCGCCATGTTCCAGATCTTCTGGAGATCATAGCCGCGCGTTCCGACATAAACTCTGATGTATTCTTTACCGTTGCTGATCTTTTGTAGGGTGTATGTGTACCGCATCATCCACAAATCCCAACCACCTGATTGTGGGTTTGGCGTATATTCCAGCCAGGGGCGATCCGGTGGATAATCAATCCTTAGGGTGGGGCCTAGCCGTTCCAATTCATAGATGCGTCCGTGCTGCGGCCCACCGTAGCAAAAAGTCTTCATCAGTAAACGTAAATGTTCATGATAGACGAGGCCTTGCAACTATAGAACGGGATGAATACGTATGTTCCAGGGATAACATCGATGGAAACAACCACCTCGTTTGGTAGTCCTCCGGTTGGAGGCGTAGTCGTACGCTCTTTGTACAGGAACGGATAAATTCCGCCATCGACTGTTTCGGTGCGTACACCGGGAACTGCGCCCTTGATGCAACGGCCCTTTTCCTTAGTAAAGAGGGCGCGGACCAGGATGTGCTTTTCCTCGGTTACCGTAATGGGGAATGAAGTCCCACGGTAGTCTGTGGTCGTGTGTACAGAGTTTACTGTATATGTTTCGGTTGGTGGGGTGGCAGCGTTAGCCGCCCCGGACCACGCAATCAGTAGAAAACCTACAATAGCGAGCAAAACTCCTTTTTTCATGCAAACCTCCAAAAGTTTACGAGCACCCCCGCAAGGATTCGAACCTCGATTCATGGTTCCAAAGACCACTGTCCTGCCGTTAGACGACGGGGGTATATGCTAGAGTAGTACGTTTAAGCGTGGCCGACCAATCACGGAGGTCGAAGAGCGTACTATTTAACCCGTGTATCTCTAGCGTATGACTATACTACACGATCTGCTGCATAGTGTCAAGACTAGATCGTCACCCACACAGGTACACACTTTTCAATCTCGAACGAGGCGGCGATATAATCCACTCCATCATTCGGCCTCCAGACCCCATGCTTCACCATCGAGTCTTGATGCTCGCGCCACTTGTTGAATTCCTTGACCTGGCGAGTACCCTGTCTCTGTGCATCTGACTTTGAGGTATAAGGGCCGAAGTATTCAGTGTGCCCCTCAGACTTGCCCTTGTCGTGATTAAAGTATTCCTTATGGCAGACAACTCGGTAGAGTGCGTCAGAAGTTGAATAGTTTCGCGCCATTATTTCTCCTAGGGTGGAGTAGTCGGTAATTGATTATTTTTGTGGTATAATCCATATATGAAGATATGTAAAGGGTGTAACGAAAAGTTTAAACCGTCGTCAAGGCATATACTGTGTCCGAAATGCCGATCCAGAAAAAGGATGCATGGCTGCATGGGCTGCGGGGCCAGCATTCACGGCACATCAGAAAGATGCGTAATGTGCAATAACCAAATATTGGCTAAGCAGCAACAATCAAAACCTGTAGAGAGTCGCAGCCGCAGAATAAATAAAAGGGGATATGTTATGCTATCCCTTCCGGGCCGTTCAAACTACGCTGAGCACCGATATGTAATGGAACAAAGCCTCGGCAGAAAACTGCGGCCAGGAGAAAATGTTCACCACAAAAACGGAATAAAGAGCGACAATAGGATTGAAAACTTAGAATTATGGGTTACATCTCAACCATCTGGTCAAAGACCGGAAGATCTGGTCGCCTGGGCTCTAAAAATTATTGAGTTGTATGGGGGAGAGCATCTACTCCAACAAACCTCAAGCAAAGATTGAGGCCTCTTGGAGTAGGGCGGATTCGAACCGCCGTCCTTTGCTCTTTAATATTTCGCAGATACAGTCATGCATAGCCCTGCCGGGGTCTTACTGACTTACTGGTTGTGCCCTCTCAGGCGGTTTGCAACTTTCTGTTCCTAAGCAGTTGCCGCTCGGACGCTGCTCAGACAGTCTGTAGAGCGAACGTGGCGCATAGCGCCTCGTACTCAGCGTCGATGTTTGCCATAGCCTCGGCTACGACTGTTTCAGTGTTTGCATTTATTGTGTTTTGGTTACTTAGGGTAACCGCTCCGACTGCCACTCTATATCTCGGATGCAAAGTCGATACCTTGCTACCCCTTGACTTGCGTGCGGTATGCCGGTTACGCTCCGGCTTTTGAACGTTGGCAACGTTCCGTCTTGCTATTAGACCAATACCACTGGGGCGGAATAGACAGGGGATGATCCTGCACGGCCTTTCGACCACTCTCTTTAGCAAAGAGGCCCCGGCGCCGACTTTCGGGTGGCTATTCCTTAGACTCTAGCCCCGTCGCGCTTGGTTTCCCTGCGGCGTGGCTTTCCGTCATGCTTTTCTTTCTTTTCCTTGCGGGGCGGTAGGGCTAGAACCGTGATCTTGCCCTCCCCGCGAACTACAGTATACCCGAGATACTGGTACTCGTCAACCAGTCTCTCGTAGTCCTCAGGTCGAGGATAAATGTCCAGGTTTTTGATCTTCATACATACATCCTATCAGTTGTACCGGGCCCTGTCAAGGGCTGGGGCCGAAGCCCCAGCCGCTCAACGATAGCCGATCCTGTCGATGAAACCGTAATCCAAGCACTGAGCAGGTGATAGCCACCAGTCACGACGCTTGAAGGACTTAAGGAATTCATCGCGGTCCATGTTGGAGCGAGGCACGAACACGTCAGCGATACGTCCGCTGATAATCTCAGCAAACTCCCTGGTGTCGTCGTGACTTGACACGTTTCCACGGGTTCCGTAGGAAATCTCGTGGATCATCAGCACGGATGAAGGGGTCATTACTCGCTCGTCACCAGCCTGCATCAGAATTCCGCCCATAGAGGCGGTGATGCCTAGACTTACAGTGGTAACCTTCCTGCCGCCCTCTTCCGAAATATGGCGGAGGGTGTCGTAAAGAGCAAACCCGTCAGTAACAGACCCGCCGTAACTGTTTATATTGAGTCTGAGAGGGACACCCTTATCGGCGGAGTTGTGCCAAACAAGAATGTCAGCCATAACAGCCTTGACAGAGTATTCGGAGACATCATCATAGAGAGTGAATTCGCCGTTTCCGTGGCGGAAGTAGTCGTAGTCCCGCTTGTGGTAGGACCGTACTCGTTCTGTTTCAATTCTCTCACGCTCCAATTTGAGCACCTGCTGCTCACGGTCTAGTTCTCGATCAATCGCGTCCTCGTGATCCTCGATCAACTTGGAGCGGTAGTCCAGAATCGCCTTGTTTGTTTCAACGATAGACTTTATCTGCTCTATCGTGGCCCCCTCGGGAACCTGGATAAGATCAATGTGCGGGTACTCAGTCATTAAATTCCTTTCGGTCACAGGTAATCCTCTGGATTACGGTAAGTGTGGTGGTAATCGCCATTCTCCCATAGAATCACGTATCCCTCGCCGCCTCCGAGAACCGGAGCCCACCAGACAATATCGCCCTCTACGGTGTCCAACTTATTCATAACACGCTCTAGTACAAAATTAGGAACGTCCATTATACGCCTCCAAATATCTCTATGTGAAGTTCTGGCTTTCGGAGAAGATTCTCAACGGTTTCCAGAACATCGGATATGGTAGCACAAGAATATGTGCCGTAACTACAAACTACTTCGTATGTCATGTGCCCCCTGTGGGACTCGAACCCACAATGACGACTGATTTTAAGTCAGTCCGATATACCAATTCTCTAAAGGGGCGTTGTGGCTAATCAAACAGCGACTAGCCCGAGGCGCTTCACTAGTTCCTTCGTAGGAATAGTTGGCGTTGCCGACTTGACGATCAACTTACGCAAAACCATCAGGTCGTGTACAGCCTTAGTCAAGGCCCGTGTCTCATTACCGTAGTAACCTGTGGCTCCGCTAGGGTTGAGGGTGTTCGGGTTTCTACCGGCCCGCTCCCAGTAACGACGCAACTTTACCTGATATTCCTTCACGTCAGCATTGCGCAGGCCGGGGCGGAGATTGACCATAGCAACTACACCAGGAGTAATCGAGGCGGTGGCAATGGCTAGATCACGAGGGTATCTATCGTACCATGTCTTCCAGCGAGCATAGTATAGTTCGTATGTATCTGGAGAATTCTTTTTGAGGTACGCTGCGTATCCAGTAATGCTGCCGTCATCATTCGGCAGACCCCAAGCGGAGAAGTTATGACCGCCCTGTGTGAGATATAGAGCGAACTTGGCGTTCTCGTGAGCCGTCAAGATCAGGGACCAGTTTACGTTAGGGTTGTTCTTGTGAATCTCGTTGATCTGGAAAAGACCATAATCGTAGGTGCCGTTGTCGTTCGGCCCGCCCTTGATGTCAAAATAACCGCTAGACTCGCGCATGGCTAGAGCCCAGGCAATTCGCCGATCCTCTGGGTCTGTCCAGCCAGCGTTCTTTAGTGCCGTGTCTAGTTCTAGTGCGTTTAGTCGAGTTGCCATTTTTCTCCCTTTCGGTTTTCTTGTAGGCGGCGAGGGACTCGAACCCTCAGCATCACTCTTTTTGAGAGAGTGTGGTCTGCCAATTGCCTAGCCGCCCTTGTGGTTGGTAGCAGTTACGGTAGGACTCTCAGGCTTTTATTCAGCCGCACGACACTGCTTTTATCTAGTTCTAGACCAACCGCTTCCCTGATGTACCCAGTATACTTCACTCAGGGAAAGGTGTCAAGAGCCCCCGGATACTTGAATCAGAGGTATGCCGGGGGCGGTGCTTGTTGAGTGCGTCAGTTATTCGCGTCTACAAGAGTCCATAGGGTCGTTGCGCCAGTCTTGAACTCGCGCTCGGCACGCTCCTGTGGCAACTCCCAATATGCGCGAGCCTTACGCTCCGCTGACTGTGCATCAACAGTACGCTGACGGCGCTGGGTTGCGGTTTCTACAGCCATGTGATCACCTGCTTCCATAAAATGTTCTAGAACAGATAAATTATATCATTTTATGGTTATGAAGCGAATTACCTGATCAGCAACCTAAACACAAGCCCGGTAAACCAGATACCGAACGAAATAAGCAGGGCCTCAGAATAACTGAGGGCAGGTATAGCGGTAAACGTAGACAAAGCCCCAGCAAATAGCATGATACCCCAGGCAACACCCATGATGATCAAAATTACTATGATCAGACCAACGGCTAGCGCGGTCCAAAAGTCGCTCTGTGTCATTTTACTGTGATCCATTCCGTAGTTATCTTATGTCTTAGTTCTTGCCGCTCCACCCAATAACTAACACTTGGAGCCATGTCATATGGGCTGTAACTCCGCCACTTGTTCAGTTTTATAGCGGCGAGCGCGTCCAGTGCGTCGTATTCATCGGTGTGGATGGAGCGGATAATGGGCCATACATCGCCAGGAACATAGACATCATCATTATTGTCGTATGAATGACGCCTAGACATAACAACCCATCTTTCTGCTATTACCTCATCAAGATAGGTCATCTTCTATCCTCTCGTGCCACTCATCATGCTCTTGGATAAACAGGACTAGTGAGCCGCATCTATTACAGACTTGTGGTTGGTAGCCATCTCCACGAACCCTAAACACAGAATTAGAATTTATGTAACTAACTAATGAGTATTCCTGAGCCTCTTCTACTTTAAAGCCCGGACAGGTGTTCTCATGGTACATATATCCATTGTCGTGAGGCTTGTGCGGATGCTCTTTGCCGCAGAATTCTGTTGTATATGTTGCGAAGTCTGAATAACTGTGCCCCATTACTCACCACTCCATATCGCCATAATTTTACGCCTATTCTCGTATTTCCACGAGTCCCTGGTCACCCAGGCCCGGCCATTCCAAACGACTGTGGCCTCGGTAGAAAGTTTCTTCGGCAACTCCCAAAGCCAGTCACCGGCCGCTATGCGTTTCCAGGCTCGGTCGTTAGTGCGCTTTGGAGCGCGCCACTTATGGTGCAATATCCAGGTGGGCTGCTGGCATTCTACGCATGTGCTTGATGTTTTTGAAATAGTGCGACATGCAATGCAGACATATTTATACGGGCGGTGCGGCATGGTAATCCTTTCTACGTCTCCCGCCCCGGAGTCGAACCGGATTTGCAACCATCGGAAGATCGCATTGTTCCTTACGCGGGAGTCCGCAGGGAGGGGCTTGAACCTCCACGCTCAGCCTGTCTGATCTGCGTGCGTGCCACCACAGAGAATCGAACTCTGAATACCCGGTTTAGGAAACCTGGATTGTGTCCTTACTGGCGGCGGTGGTGCAGGCGGCTAAGTCCGGACGCCATTCCCATTTGACCCGCCCCGGTTTGAGCGCTCGCCCCGAGGTAGTTTCTCCTGTTTACTTACCTGCGTACCCCTGACTGGACTCGAACCAGCATTATTCCAATTATGCACCACTTGCTTAGAAGGCAGGGCCATTACAGAGGCAGGGTGGGCCGGGATCACCGGCCCACTTCGTACAGTATAGCGGACTACTTATCGGCTGTCAAGGGTCGGAACCCGTTAGGTCCAAAGTAGTAGTCGTGCGTCGTCATGACGCAGCGGTGCGGGACTCTGAGTACCGGCCCATCAAACCTGTCGGGAGTGACAAAGTAGTGGCAGGCATCCTCGGCTACGATCTTCCACGTAGCAGCGGGCGGTACACCAGGAGCAACAAAAGTTAACTTATGACTCATTAGGAACAGCGGTACACTTTACCGCACGACCGTAATCTACCCAGCGAGCCATAGACTCATCAGTCATGCTGCCGGTCCACTCTCCATCGAAACGGAGATATGTGTAGGTGCCGCCGCTGGGGAAGGTGATTTGGTAGATGTCGCCATCTTCGAATACCGGGACTGGCTCTTCGTCGGTAAGGTACACCTGTACGATTACGTCCTCCGGGTCACCAACAACACCGGCATTTTCCAGTGTGGTGAGAATGGCCGGGGTGATCCAAGAGTCACTGAGACGAGCGATCTCTTCGCCGTCACTATCAAATACGCCAAACTTTACATTCATGAGTATACCTTTCGTTTGTAGGAGAGCCACCGAAGGGAGTTGAACCCTTGTTTCGTTCTTACCAAGAACGTGTAATAACCGTTATACTACAGCGGCGAGAGTGCGGAGGGTGGGGGTCGAACCCACAATCGTATTCCTACTTTATAAGAGTAGCGGCGTAACCTTTTGCCTACCCCCGCAGGTAATTTATTGCATTTTTCAAACTCGTTGGTGAGTCTTTAAAAAAATCCGAGTCCTTTATTACAGTTAGAGCAGAGGAACCCTCGAACCTCACCGGTATTATGATCGTGATCAACAACTTCTGCGTCTACTACTTCGCATATTTTGCACTTTGATGACAATCCAATAATTAAAGTCTGTTCGTCTATGCCGTACCGTAAAGCCTTCAGCCTGTTTCTATGCTTCGACTTGTAACTACGAACCCTTGCTGAGTGATCGTCCCTGTTTTTACTGTACCAATCTCTCATGTAACTATTGTAACATGAGCGACACTTTTTATTTAGTCCGTCAGCCTCCGACCTGTTCTGAGGGAAACTATCGAGAGACAGGTTCTTTCTACATGAGCAGCAGACCTTCATACAGACAAGTATACCCCCGTAACACTCGCCTGTCAAGACCTACACGGTCTCGTTTATATCTATTGAGATTTCTGTCAGATGACGGTAAAAGTCTTCTATAAGTCTGGTTAGTTCGTAGAAGGCTCTTGGATTCTTGGGGGCGGTACCCTGAATCACCGCCCCAGCCGGGGAGATAATCTGAAAAACAAACTGCCCCGTGAATTCGTCAGTAAAGACGCGGTACTCTACTTCGTTCATGATGCACTCACCGTATAAAGATATTCAACGACGCCGTGCCTTTCCAGAGCGTCAACAACATCTTCCACGGCACCCTTCATGCTTGTTTCAAGAACGAGGCTGCCCCAGTTTTCCAGGGCATCCATGACTATATTTTCAACATCTTGCTTCGAGTATGGGTACATCACCTTTAGTCCATATCCAGTGCGTCACGGGGCGAGCATGAGTGTTCGCTGATTATTCTCTGTAGTCTTTCAACCTCGGCACGGGCCTCGTCGCGCTCGACTTGTGCTCCGGTCCAGGTAAAGGCCCGGTTGTCGCACTGGGGGCACGTCATTGACAGTGGCGGGTCGCCCTGCTCCCAGGGCTTGATCCACAAACGGCACTCGCGGCAGAACCAGCCGAGACCGATGTGCTCACCCCGTAGCCGCTCCACCTCGGCCAGTAGCGCGGGCACGAGGTCGCGGGCGGCAGCGATGAACGGCAGCGAATCGAGAACGACGTGCGCGAGGTGCCAGCGAAACGCCTCGTCTGAATCGTGCGGCCACTCGCCCGTGACGACAGCACCACACTCGCACTCGACCGTTCCGACGCCCATCGACTTCCAGCGGTGGACACCCAGTGCGCCTACAACCTGCCCTACCATGCGCTTCTCGGTCGCGTTCACGCCGGTACACAGTGCCCGGGCGGCGGCGATGTCGATGTCGGTCATTTCACCCTCCTCAGCGCCCGCTCGTAGCGGCGTCGCTCTGCGCGGTTCATCGGCCCGCCGTTGCTGATCCCGGCGCGGGCGCACGCCTCCTCGTGGCGGCGGTACTCCTCCTTGCGCGCGGCGTATGCGCCGTCCTCGTAGTCGCAGGCGTCTCCGTGGGGGCAGTTGAGATGTGGCGGGGGTGCGTTGCGGCACGTGCTCATGACGTCTCCTCGGGTGTCTCACGGATCAGATGGGCGATGGCGTCGATTGAGTCGAGGCGTCCACGGGAGTAGGGCAGGTCTTCCACGCTCAGCCACGCTCCGCGCTGCCGTCGCACCACCGCCGCGAGCCGTTCGCGTTCGGCGTTGAGGTCGCCCCAGCCAGCCGCGACAAGGGCGGCGACAGCGACAGCGGCAAGCCGCTCGCTGAGTTCGTCGGTCGTGAGGTCGTCAGGACAGTCAGGCTCGTCGCCGATGAACGCCTCGGCCACGACGCGCACGGCGTCGTCATAATCTGTCACGTTACGCTCCAAATTTTCTAGTAAGTGCTTCTCCGTCAAGTACGAACCACTGCTCTAGTTGCCCTGTTGTCCTAAACACTACACGAACCTCTGGCTGTCTGTCAAGAGCGATCAACCACTGACCACCGTTACTATCCCCCGGTCCAACCTGAGCGTCTTTGCTGACGGTGTTCCCATCCAGCACCAGGCCGGGGGCAGAGCCGCTGATTTGATCATCCAGATTGATGGCTGTTGCGCCATCCATTTGAATGCTCCACGGCTCTACCCCGCCCCTGGTATCTGTGACAAGCAGGTAGTTTCCGGCTATGGTGATTTCCATGTGGCCCGGAAGAATAGTGACGCTGACCGTTTGCTCAGTCGTCAATTTCTTCCCCATTCAGGACATAGACTATTGCCGGTGTACGCTCGATAATTCCACAAGCGTCCATCCAGCACCACTCGTATCCAGAGTGGCTACAATCCTTAGGGGCTCTCTTCATGGTCCATGAGAACTCCACCGCCCCACGGCGGCAGTCAGGACATGACTCATCCGGCATAAGCAAACGACCGTTAGCACACAGGTCACAGAATTCCAAAAGAATCTGTTCCTTGTTTGCCTTGCGCTCGCGGTAACCTAGGCGAGCAGACCTTGGTTCTAGGGTTCCGTCATCTAGGAATACCCGGTCAGCCTTTTCCTGGTTACATCTGCGGTGAGCCAACTTGATGTTTTCTACGTCCCACGTACCGCCTCTAGAAAGAGGAAGAACGTGGTCAAGGGTCAACTCCATACCCGCGCGCTCTTCGCTAAATGGTTCTGGACATAGGTAACAGCCGTAGCCGTCACGCTCAGTAACCAACTGGATAATTTCTCCGCGAGGCTTGTAGTTTTCTCGTATAAGTGTTGTCATCGTTCCTCCTTCCATACTATCTTACTAGATAACGGTCATCGAGTCAAGGAACGCTTGTACGTCTGCTGGAACCTTGCTCGGTTTCGGGCGGGGTGGCTCTTCGAGAGCATTCACCTTCCCAACAGTGACATCACCATACACTACCGGACTGATGTCAGTCAAGGCCTCTTCCTTGGGGGTATGGACGATGGCATTGTACACCGCCCCACACACAGCGTCGGCCAAGTCCTTAGACCCCTTGCGAGGGTGGTCGATCTTATCCTTGATGACGCGGAGTTGCTTCAATTCTGTTTTCAGCAGATCGATGTTGGGCCCATGAAGCCTGCCCTCGTTCACAATAGTTAGAAGATCGATATAGTGAGGCTTGGCAACAGACACCCTATCGGTTTTGAAGCCTTTCTGATCCAGGTATTCCATCATCTCCACGGAGTTCCAGCGGTCAAAGGTTACCAGTTTTATGTTATATCCCTCGGCCTTGAGGGACACGATGAACTCCCTGACCTCTTTCAGATCGATAGACTTATCTTTAGATGGCGACCACCACCTGACAAAATCAACGACGACGACCGGCTCAATAGTCTGCTTCAATTTACCGTAACGAACCTCGGTAAAATGATCTACGTGAGCGATAGCCACAGCGCATCGGTCAAAGACCTGGGCGAGGTCGGCGTGGACGAAGTATTCCTTTGACTTGTCTGGCAGGAACGCCCCGCTCTTAGTTCCGTGCTCATCGAATAGCGATTCCCTGGATAGCGCGTCGTCAATTTTCTTCGGCTCTTTGAATAATCCATCGATTGCGTCGGGAGGCATACAGGCAAACCGCATCATGGAGTCGGTGATGTTCTTAAAGAACTGCCCGGTGTAGTCCTCTATCTTTTTGGTCGGGTTGATGATCCACGACGGGCGCTTCAAGGCATATACGTACGGCTGCTTGTAGCCTAGGATTATGTCCTCTTCCCACATAAACTCGACCCGGTTCCAGTCCTCGTCGGGTAGTTCCGGGTTTACAATTAGTTGCTCAAAGTGCTCAACTACCTGCTTGTCGGCAACTACGGCATCATATCTCTGAGAGATAAAGTCTCCGCGATAACGCGGGAAGGATAGAAGAATTACCTTTCCGTAGTCTGGGAAGCGGGACACAACAGAGGCCGAGTACATATCATAAACGTCCTCAGCAGTCTTAGCCCGCTCATTTCCTGTAGCATTATCCACAGCGAAACCGGCAATCTCGTCAAGAACCACGGCGAAGGTGTTGTAACCCTCCCAGGACTCTCGCTCCGAGTGACCAGAATATACCGTGATGTCCTTATCGAACTCGATGGAGTCTGTCTTGGCCTCGAATTTACCCACGAACCACGGGCTAGTTTCGATGCGCTTTTTGAAACCCTTGAAGAAAACGTTCTTGGCCTGCTGCGCGTTAATGGCGATGTTGATGATGTCAATGTGCTCACCAGGGGCCTGGCCGAAATAGGCGGAGGGGTCTTTAAGGCAGAGCAACTGATATACGATATATGAGATCGTGATAGTGGATGTGAAGTCCTTTCCAGACCCCTTCCCGAGCATCAGGATTACCTCTTTGAAGGTTTCCTGGTATCTTTCTTTACCGGCCACTTCGCCGTAAATCTTGATAAGATCCTCCTCTTTGAGGATCTGGCTACCGGCCTTGACAATCTCCATCTGATAATCAGAAAGCACATTGAGCCCAAGATAGTGCTTCCCGTAGACAAACTCTTCTACGGGAACGGGGTATTCGTCAAAATTGTCTTGTTCGAGGATCTTTATATAGTCTTCAAACACTCTCTGATCTCACTACCTTTATTTCTACCGGCTCATCCCGTAGTTGGCTCAGGCGCTCCGCGACCTTGATTCGGCAGTGGTCGCACTTACTGGTAACGTCTCGCAGAATATCTGCAACGATCTGGGTCTTACGCTCGGCTTCTAGGATTTGGTTGGCTACCTGCTGATCCTCTAGCAGTCCAGCCTCTTTGAGCATCTGTACCCGCTTGGCCTCTATGTCAGTGATCTTGCCGATAGCAGAAATCTTGTGACCGAGGAACTTAGGGTCGATCCCCTCGGATATAGCATGGTCGTCAATATCAGAAATGACTGAGTGCAATTCTGCAATCAGTCTATCGAAGTGAACGTCCACAGAGGCCAGAGCCTCTTTGGCCCGGCCCTTCATGCTGTTGGAGTTTACAGCGGTTTCTTTGAACAGTTCCCAGTAATCAACAACGGCGGGGCGGCTGATACCGAGAATCTTCGCTATCTGTGTAAAGTTCTTACCCTCAGCCTTTAGATTGATAATCTTATGGAGGATATCTTCCTCTTCACGTACAGCAACTTCAGTTGTCACTAGTAATCTTCACCTTATTCGTAGTATATCCGGATGCGCAGTGGTGAACAGTTACCCACCAAGCGACCCAGCCAGAGCAATTTGGGCAAAGCCAGCGCCCGATATCGCTGAATTGCGGAGCCTGTGGAATGTATGGTAGCGGCTGATAATAATATGGCTGATAATAGTGTGTCGGAACATACTCATACATCGCTAACGACCTTCTTCCTGTAACTCCGCTTAGGGCGGATTACGGTCTTTACCTGATTCACATAAAAACTCTTGAATTCGCCAGTTGCGTTATCCATGCAGTCAACCCAGGTAACGTCCTTGACGACGTTGTGGACAACCTTGATGAAACGGAAAGTGCCGCGAGTATTACGGATCTTTATGTTGTCCCCGGCACGAATAACGTCCTTGCCGAACGGCAACTCAAAGGCGCACACCTTCATATCTCCGCCGACGTATAGTTCCTTACGTTCGGCAGTTGAGCGGGTTTTCTTTTTCATCTGTACCCTCCGGAGGTTGGTGCCCATACCAAACCGGGCCTATCGATCTTTCTCTGTAGCCAGGCCCCGCACTCGTCGCAGCGCTGCTGGTCTCTTTCATCGATCTTAGCCAGTTTGACGTAATTCAAGTCGCATAAAAGGCAGTAGTATGTGTATGTAGGCATTATCTATCAATTATAGCACAAGGCTCCACGGCCTTTCCTCCGTGTATAGTCTGACCTGCTGTTTTACAAATTCTGTGCGCTCAGCAACAGAGCCGTCAATCATGGTGACGTATGGGTTGAGCAGTTCTGTCTCGCCCAGCAGGTCTTCGATGATCTCGTCAATTCTTTCACGGTAATGCTCGTCCGTGTCCCGCACTCCGTCAGGCGTCAGGGCAAACTGACCTACAGGGAAATAGAATACCAGGTCGTAGTTGAGCATGGCTGACTTTACAAACTTTTCTGAGTAGTCCCAGTAGAACTTATGCTCGCCGCCCCAAACTGCATCGATCTGGTATTTGGTATATGCCAAAGAGTCCAGCGGGGTCCGGTCAGAAAGAATGATCTTGTCGGAGTTTTCTTCATACGCTGCCTGCTCATCTACTACACGAGCAAGTGTCGTAAGAATCTGAGATACCTCATCTGCCTGTCTATTCAGCGGCATACCATCAGCCAGTACCTTCCTAGAGGCGGACGGGACATAGAGAACATTCCTATGCTCTTCCGCCAGTCTCAATGCCACACTGGTTTTTCCAGTAGAGTGACTGCCGATAAATCCTATTCTCATCTATCTACTCCAAATAGTGTGGTATCTTGAACAATCGAGGGGTCGCCACCCTTGATCCAGACCAGATCTGGCAATTCGGGATTCGAGGTATACCCGTTTAGTATACCGAACGTGGACAACTTATATAACAGATCATCATACTGATCATTGATCCATAGTAGGGCTAGCAGGCGCAGGATTTTTCTGGCCCCGTCCGGGCTGTAGAGCATAGAAACGCCACCGTATCGCTGATAGGTTCTGACGATGACATCATTATACTTGTAGAAATTGTCGTCACGAATGAACTTAGGATCAACCAGGGCCCCATGAGTCTCTAGGAGTTTCTGATAGTAGAACCAATCTGTGTGATCCCGGGCGATGAAGAGCGAGTAGAAGTCGAAGTCCTCTGGCAAACACTCTACGCGGCGGCGGAACTCTCTGATGAATGAGTCGTTGATTTCAGCATCGTCCTCAAGAGTCAGTACGTAGACGTTGTTGTTGGCCGCGTACTCCAAAGCATTCAGGACTGACAACCAAATGGCAACCTGGCCCCATAGCAGTCGCCCGGTTTTGAAGTTGTAGATCCTCCGAGCAACCTCATCCTCGACGGAATTAATGTAGCCATTAAAGGTCAGATCGGTGACCTCTTCCATATGCGGAGACAGAATAGAGCGCATACGCTCTACGCCCTTCGCGCGCTTGTCACTTGCGTTGAAGATCGTGAAGACTATTTCTTTTTCCAAGATCGTGGCTTTCTGATTAGTTCGTGCTTTTCCAACCAATACTGGATCACCTGGATACTAGTACCGGCCTCTTCTGCTATCTGATAGATGTTCTTGCGCTGCTTGACATACCTATCATACATCCACGCTTTTGATGTGTAAAGTTTAGTCACCATAACTCACCGGCCAGCGCCATTTCTACACCGCGCTCTAGGTCGATCTTGGGTGTGTATACCTTGAGCATGTTCGAATTGTTAGAGACGCGGTACATTACTCCAACCGGCTCTGCTGGCAGATGCTTAAAGTCTGGGTTGTATCCGGCCTTCTCGGTAACCAGGGCCGCTAGTTCATTGAACGAAGTGGCAATCCCGCTGCCCAAATTCAGAGGCTCTAGATAATTCTGCTGTATCGCTGCATCTACCGCCCTAACAACGTCGGTCATATGAATGAAGTCACGAACTTGAGTTCCGTCTCCCCAAATTTCAAACGGGTTCTGCCGATTCTTGGCTCTCTTGATATACATTGGGAACGGATAGGATAGATCCTGGTCTGTGCCATATCCAGAGAACGGGCGGAATACGTGGACCTTGATGCCCTCAGCCTTTACGAATTCAGCGAGATACTCGCCCGTTAGTTTTGCCCATCCATAGGTTAAGTCAGGATTACGAACAGCGTTGAGATCAAGATGGTGCTCTGCTAGTTTGATTCCGGAGTTGCTGGTTTGTAGATCAATGGGGTAGGCGGCGGAACTAGAGAAGTACACGACCCTGCCGGGGCGGGCACGAAGAACCCACTGGAAGAAATCGCTATCAATGGAAAGATCCGTTGCTACCGAAAGGGGATTACCCTCAATCGTCTTCCTCCCGCCAACAATTGCTGCTAGGTGGATTACGAGATCATAGTGTGTCTGGTAACTGTCAGGGTACTTAAAAAAGTCTCGGCAATCCCCGTACCAGTTCGCTGTAAATGGGTGATCGATATCAACAACTGTTATATCGTGCTCTTTGTAGTATTCTTGAAAGTATCGACCAACGAAGCCGGACCCTCCGGTTATAAGAATCTTCATACGCAATACACCAACTGGAAGTCGTAGTAATATTCTTTGCCTAACCACAGAACTTCGCTTGCCACCACTTCGAAACCGGCCTTATTGAGAACCTCTTCGATTCCTTCGTAGTCCCAGGCCCAGTAGTGCTCAGGGTTATTGTCGTCAAACCTGGCGAGTGGGGTGGATACGAACAACTCGCGTGTCTTTTCCCTCACAAGTGACATAGTAGCAACTGGATCGTCTAGATGTTCTAGGGTTTCTGAACATATAAAAAGATCCACCTTGTCAATCTTACCGATTGTTGCGTCTATTGGTCCTGTGAACTGGTAGCCGGGAGCAAAGTCTCCGTAGTATTTCTTAGTGGCATTGGTTCCTGACAGGATCCGCCCGTCTCCACAAGACAGATCAGCAGCGCTCACTATCTCGTTAGCATTACGGTTGATGAATTCGATACTCTTGGCTACGCGAATATTGTGATCTTCCCAATGGCTGCTGTCGTGAGGGGTGCTGTAAACCTGAGCCAATTCCTCGGGGGTGTATGCTGGGCGTAATCTCTTTAGCATAGTTTCGCTAGATCCTTGTCGAATTCTGTGGCCTTGTAGTGCTCGAAAACGTTGCGGTCGTGCTCGTACATGTCGTTGCTGTTTACCTCTTCGTACAGCGCGTCAGCGGGTGATTTGCCTGCGAAATAGTGCATATGCTCGATAATGACGTTCGGCAGGTATCGTAACGTGCCCAGACGCTCACCAGTTTCCTTCCAAAAGTTGTCAAGATACAGGTGCTTAAGGGCGGGCGGGGCCATGAATCCAAGAACACGTACGATTTCCGCATCTATCATTACCTGAGTCGGTAGATTTTGACCCTGTAGAAGATCGTTACCATACACAATACCATATCGCGTATTCCAGATTGCGTCTACATACTCCCGATCCCAATTGACTGTACGGATTCTGTGGTCGTCGCCCATGAACGAGATGAAATCATAAACGTCACAGTATTTGGTGGCGACGTGGTTGAGCGTGCCATTCATTCCCATGCGAGGATTGATCTCATATAGAACGCCCGGCAGGCCTAGATCATAATTGTCTGCGTCGTCTTCGTCAAGAGCAAAGCATAGAGTAGTAAGGTTCGGGTCGCTATGCTCTACGAACTCATTGTAGAATTCCTTAGCCTTGTGGGGGCGGGATCTAGTAGGAACAATAAGTAAATTCTTAAGAGGTGTCATTTCACTCCACTAACATAGTAAGCGACTCCGAAGGCGTCAGCCACGTTGTCTGATTGTATTTTTGTTCCGTACTTGGTATTAAAGTAGTCTATCGTTGCCTGCTTGCGCTGCTTGCGCATTTCGTTCTTCAACCAGGATACGGATTTCTTGGGGTTTGCTTTCTTCAGGTCCGCCTTTTGTGCGGCGTTCCAGGCTTTGTTTCCTATGTACGACTGCCAGGCGAGCGGCTTGACCTCGACAATAGGCTCGCCGTTGCGGCAAAGTTCTGCGAC